AATCTCGGCGACCACAAGGGCGCCTGCGACGAGCTGCTGAAATGGGTCTACGTGGACGGCAAGGACTGCCGCATCGCAGCCAGCAATTGCTACGGCATTGTGAAGCGCCGGCAGGCTGAGCACGACCTTTGCCTACAAGGCATCCAATGAAATGGTTCGCGCTACTGCTTGGCCTACTGCTCGCGGTTGCGATCTACACCATCGCTGAGCAAGACGAGCAATACGTACAGATGCGCAACTACGCGATCAAAGCAACGATCAAAAACAAGATCCAAGGTGACGCGCTGGCCACATGTCAGCGGTATACGTGGAAGAGTACGTGATGAGCGAATTCGCCTTTTGGCTGGCTGACCCGATCTTTCGCATCAATGCGGGTCTAGCGGCATGCTGGGACTTGTATCTTGACGCCCTATTGGAAGAGATGGAGGGCATGTTGAATCCGAATCTTCCCGCGCCGGAGGATGGCTGGTGCTGACCGCATTTCTCGTTAAGGCCAAAGGCTGGGCAATCGGCATCGGTGCCATTCTGTTGGCTGTGTTCATGGCGATCATCCTCGCCTTCCGCAAGGGATCGAACGCGGCAACCGCCAGCATCGAGGCGACCCAAACGCGCGCAGTGAATGACGCGCTGGTGAAGCAGACTGAGATTGTTGCCGAAACCCATAGCCTGCCATAGGGCGAGGCGCTCACGGAGTTGAAGAAGAAATGGGCGCGCGATTGAGAATCATCGTCAAAGCGGCAACGTTCGTTGCTCTGGCGGCAACACTCGCAGGATGCAATCTGTTGCCAGTGCGCACGGTCCATGATTATTGCCAATTGGCGCACCCTCTGCGTGTGTGCGAGTCGGATCAAATGTGCGACCCGCTGGCTAAGGACATCCTTGCGCACAACGAGACAGGCGAAAGGGTATGCGGGAAGAAGTGGAAATGAATCCCGAGATCGTCTACGGCGGCAGTTTCGTTCTTCACTGCGCAGGAAATAAGCCGCATATCAGGAAATTCGGCCCGTTTTGGTTGTGCTCGCTGGGGCTGGATTTTTGCATGGATTTCACACCAGCGACCGCATTCCGTTCTCTCATTACACTGATCCAGAAAGACGGTACGTGGTAAGCGCATAAACGGCAGATATTCGATTCACGCATGAGGGAGACAAATGCAAATCATCGCGGGATTCTTCGGAGTTATATCGTTCCTGTTCGCATACGCCGAGTTCCGGGGACTTAGCAGAACCTCCCCTTCGACGGTGGGGATTTTGTGGATTGTCAATGGACTGGCTCTGCTCTTGCCGATATTTGGGCCACAAGCGTGAGTGACAAAACGGGCTGGTAAATGAGTCGCACGAAACGCAGCGAGCCGACAAGCGGGTGCTGGATGCGAATTCCGAAGGGTAAGAAGTCCGAACGCAAGCGCCTAGAGCGCATCGCTGACGACTACGGCGACGAGGGGATTGTGCAGCATAGGCAGCGCAAGGCGCTCCCTCCCGATGCGTGGGACGACTTGCCGATCAGCTATACGCGCGGTCAGCCTTGGCAACGAGTGGTGAAGTCGAAATGGCAGAAGGTCAATTGAATGACAGCCACCGTTTTACTAATCGCCATTGGTGCCATGTTTCTACTTGAGACCGCGAAGCTGTACGTGAACGACAAGGACATTTCGGACGGCGCCGGTTGCCTTTGTATCGCCGCAGGTTTGCTGCTTGGCGCGTTGGAGATCATGGCTTGAGTTCCGAATAGATGCCAGATCCGCAGGAATCCGCCGAGATTGCAATCGAATCACTCGGCCATCGCGTCGCATCGATCTACGATCCGCAACGCGGCGTGCTCAAGCTGTTTATTGACCAGCCCGAGTGGATGACGCCGGCAAGCTTGGAAAGGGCGGATGACGATTATAGGGCACGCGCAGTGCGGCCAAGTGACGAGAAGCAAATACGCAAGGCGGCTCGATGGTTCACGCAATTGTACGCGCTCACGAATCCGCAGTTCAAGCGCGTCCTAACCGCCGGCGAGTGCCGCGAACAGTATGTCGACTATTACGCAAAGGTCGTCATGCACGGAATGCGGAAATGAATCCGCTACAGGTGATCGACGAACGCTAGGCCGACTTGTGCGGCCAGTACGCGAACGAAGGCGTAGCGGCATTCCTGATTCGCACGACCGAGGACGGGAACTGCCGAATCATCGGGCCACAGTTCGACCCGCAGACCATCGCGAACATGCTTAGAACGGCTGCGCAGGTCTACCTCGACCAGGTGCCGCCGATGAAGACGAATTGATAATTCGGGGCGCGCGTTGGGACGCAGAACTGCCCTGCAAGCAGATCGGTCAGGGTTCAATTCCCTGGTGCTCCACCATTCAGGGGTTAGCTCAGTCTGGCCAGAGTCCTCGCTTTGGAGGCGAGTTGTCGAAGGTTCGAATTCTTCACCCCTGACCATTTCAAACGCGCCGTTGGCGAAATTGGTAGACGCACCGTCCTTAGAAGTCGGCGCCTCACTGGCATGGGAGTTCAAGTCTCTCACGGCGTACCAAATATGGAAACGTGGCCGAGTGGCCGAAGGCGGCGGGTTGCTAACCCGTAGATCGGCAACGATCCGTAGGTTCGACTCCTAACGTTTCCGCAGAAAAATTGTTGCCCCGTGGCGTAACGGTAGCGTATCTGCCTCTACAGCAGAGGGTGTCAGTTCGATTCTAGACCGGGGCTGCCAAATCTTGCGACATCGCCAAGTGGTAAGGCATCGGTCTTTGACACCGACATCCGCAGGTTCGATCCCTGCTGTCGCTACCACATTTCGAGAGAAGACATGGAATGGAACGAAGCCATAGCGGGACGAAAAGTCGTTTCCGCATCAGATATTCCTGGCGATGGCGGCTTCAGTGTCAACGACACAATTGCTATCCGGTTCGATGATGGGTCGGTGCTTGAGATCGAATACGATTACGTCTACAGCATTGAGCTGAAAACTAAGCGCATGTTGCTTGAGCGTTGAATAGGGGCGCGAGGAACATGACATGCCAAGCATGCGCCAAGCGCAGATAGTGGATGCTGGATAAGGTCAAATAGGTTTGGAGGCTGATAAGTGACACGGAAATTACCCAATCCAATACCGCAAGGTCCGGGACCAGAACCGCCGCCATCACCGCCGCCCCGGCCGCTGCCGATATGGGATTTTCGATTCCGCAATCATCAAGCGCAGAAGCGCGATCAGGAAACCGCCCAAATGTGCGAGACGATAGAGGCCATTCTCAAGATGGCCGACGCAATGAACAGGCAGACAGAGAGCATCCTTAGGCTGACGGAAGTTCTCCTGAATCCACCCGAGAAGGATGAGCCAGATGAGCACGCATCTGGGTATCTGAGCGGATGAGCAAACAAGAATGAGTAAGTGGGGCAAAGGCAGAGGCGGTAGACCGTGGCGCAGGCTGGTCGATCAGGTAAAGGCCCGTGACAAATATATCTGCCAGTCATGCGGACGCCTCACGGAAGATGGTGATTGCGATCACGCAATACCAACGTCCAAGGGCGGCAAGACAGAGCTGGCTAATCTCCAATGGCTATGCAGAGAGCCATGCCATAGGCTGAAGACCGAGAAAGAGGCCGCTGAATCGCAAGGCCATAAACTCAAAGCGCGAATTGATGCGAATGGGTGGCCGACCGGGGCGGGCGGGTCGAAACTTTTGTGAACAAGGTTGGACACCGTGTCCGGCTTCTGTTTTTTCCCATCCACAATTGGTCGAATGACCGAAAAAGCAACAGATCATGGCAAGACCAAGACTTCCCCAGGCCAAGGCTGAGGCATCTGGCGCGATCCTGAAGAACGCAGGCCGATTCGCTGGCCGATCCGCCCAGAAACATGCCCGACCTATCGGCGAGCCATACGCCCGAATGACGGACGAGCAGAAGGCATGCTGGCATGAATTCGTCGGGGACATGCCATGGTTGAACGCAGCGCATCGCACGTTGTTGCGGCTTGCCTGCTACCACGCGGCTAGGTTAGATATAGATGCCGAATTCGGAGTATCGGCCACGCAGGCGCTGAGTTCGATCCTTTCAAAGCTCGGCGCAACTCCGGTGGACGAAACCAAGGTAACGCATGGTGGCGCAGACGACGACGAAGACCCGGCAGAAGAGTTCTTCTCTCGCGCGCATTAACGCCTATGCCGAAGGCGTGCTATCTGGATAGATCGTCGCCGGCCCGCATGTCCGCAATACTTGCCGGCGTCATTTCGATGATCTGAAAAGCGGCTCGGATCGCGGGTTATGGTTTGACGAGGAAGCCGCCGAACTTGTGTTCGGGTTCTTCGAGAACGTTCTGAGGCTATCCGAGGGCCAGTTTGAAGGATTGCCTTTTGAGCTTCAGCCGGCGCAGGCATTCATCGTGGGGAGTTTGTTCGGATGGAAGCGTGCAGATGGCACGCGTCGGTTTCGCCGGGCATATATTGAGCAGGGGAAGGGGAACGGAAAATCGCCGATGGCCGGCGGCATCGGACTATTCGGAATGCTTGGTGATGGCGAGGCGGGATCGCAGGTTTATGCGGCCGCCGCGAAGCGAGAGCAAGCCGGAATCCTATTCGCCGATGCTGTGAAGATGGTTCGCGCGTCGCCCGCGCTACTCAGGCGCGTCGAGTTCAGCGGCGGTGTAGGACGTGAATACAATATGGCGCATCACAAGTCCGGAAGCTTCTTCCGGCCGGTGTCGCGCGATACTGGCAAGTCGGGTTCCGGCCCGCGCCCGTACTTCGTTCTAGCGGACGAGGTGCATGAACTGCCAGACGGCAAGATTCTGGAAATGCTGGAACGCGGCTTCAAGTTCCGACGCCAGCCGCTCATGTTCATGATTACAAATAGCGGGTCAGATCGGAATTCGATTTGCTGGGCTGAACACGAATGGGCGATCAAGGTTGCGGCGGGAAATATCGATGCAGTGACCGACACAACCTATATTGGAGATGTGCTTGACGATTCGACCTTCTCCTATGTTTGTGCTTTAGATGAATCCGACGATCCGTTAAACGATCCGTCATGCTGGGCCAAGGCAAACCCCTTGCTCGGCGTGACGATCACCGAGGACTATCTTTCCAGTGTAGTCGCGCAGGCAAAGAACATCCCCGCGAAACAAAATGGAATTCTCCGGCTGCACTTCTGCATGTGGACGGATGCAGACGCGGCATGGATGAGCCGCGAAGTAGTGGAACCGCTTTTGACGGACTTCGATATTGCCGAGCATCATGGGAAAGATGTGTTTCTCGGACTTGACCTTTCGCAGAACCGCGATATCACGGCGATGGGTGCGGTGGTAAGGACTGGCGAGACGGCGGAAGGCAAGCCAACGTTTGACGCGTGGATTGAAGCTTGGACACCTGGTGACACTGTGCAGGCCAGAGCCGATCGCGACAAGATGGAATATCTTCCGGTATGGGTTAAGCAAGGCCACATCCACGCCCCGCCCGGAGAGTCGATCAGCTATCGTCATGTCGCGCAAACGATGGTCGAGTACGAACAGGATTACAGCGTGCGAATGGTGGCGTATGACCGTTACGCATTTCGCAGGTTCGAGGATGATGCAACTGAGCTTGGGCTGAGCGTCAATTTCGTCGAGCATCCACAGGGCGGCATACGTAAGGCAAAGCCAACGCAGGAAATGACCGATGCCGCAAAGCGGATTGGCAAAGAGGCAGAAGGGCTTTGGTTTCCTGGTTCGTTGCGCATGCTTGAGGATGCGATGCTTGAGGGCCGAATTCGGCTCAAGCGCAATCCGGTGCTGGTAAGCGCGATCATGTCGGCCGTTACCGAGAGCGACAAGTGGGATAACAAGTGGCTGGCGAAGCAAAAGTCAGTCAATAAGATCGATGCGGCAATAGCTCTAACGATGGCTTTCGGCGCGGCGAATGCACTTCAAGCCGAATCAAACAAGAAATTCCAGATGTTCATATTGTGAGAAAGACATGACAGATAATCTCCGCGCCTATTCGGTTTTCCAGGTCAAAGCCATTGATGCCGCGAAGCGCACGTTTACGGGCTTGGCGACAACGCCGGCCGTTGATCGCGTTGGCGATACCATCGATCCGCTTGGGGCGACCTTTCAAAATCCTGTCACGCTACTTCACCAGCATGAACATGACGAGCCGATTGGCTAGGCCATTTTTGGCAAGCCGACCGCGAAGGGTATTCCGTTCACTGCAACAATCCCGCAGACCGATACATTGCCGGATTGCGAGCTGAAGGATCGATTGGATACCGCATGGGGCGAAATTGAGCTAGGTATTGTTCGCGCCGTTAGCATCGGCTTCCGGCCGCTGAAGTATGCGTTCAACGATAACGGCGGCGTCGAATATCAAGAGTATGAGGTATATGAGCTTAGCCCTGTCTCTGTGCCATGCAACCAGGAAGCCATCATCACATCCATTAAAACAATGGACAAAGCTCTATCCCGCGATGTCGTAGATAAGCTGAAACAATTCGACAGCGCTCCGGCGAAAGTCCAGAAACACATCAAGCATGCAATCCCGTTAGTAACGGGTGCGCGAATTCCGAAGGGCGCGGTTTCGCTCAAGAAATAATTCATACGCGGACATCGCCCCCCTTTGCTGCGGGGGCCACAAGGCCGCAAACCAACTAAAAGGAAATTCAACATGGCAGGTAAGACGTTTGCAGAGCAGATTGCCGATCTCAAGGCGACTCGCGAGAGCAAGACCAATGAAATGAACGCCTTCGCTTAGAAGTCGTTGGATGAGAATCGTTCGATGGATGAGGCCGAGGCCGAGGCTTTCGACACTCTCGAAAATGAAATCAAGCGCATTGACGGCGATATCGCTCGCCTGACGCGTCTTGAGAAGATCAACGCCGAGAAGGCCGTGCCGGTTGCTGGCTTGAAACCGGAAGATGCGATCAAGGCCCGCGAGGGCGTGACGGTCAAGAATACGCAGAAGCTTGAGCCGGGCGTCGAGTTTGCCCGTTATGCGATGTGTCTGGCTGCGGCCAAGGGTGACGTCGGTCGCGCGTTCAACATCGCTAAGAGCCAGATCCCGCAAACCGATCGTGTCGTCAATGCGTTGAAGTTCCAGGCCGAAACAGGCCAGAGCTTTGAAGCGCTTATCAAGTCCAACGTCAACGCCGGCACGACCACGGATGCGACCTGGGCCTCGCCGCTCGTCAACTATCAGATTTTCACGGCTGACTTCGTCGAATATCTGCGTCCGCAAACCATCGTTGGCAAGTTCGGTCAGGGTGCGATTCCATCGCTGCGTAATATCCCGTTCAATGTCCGAATTGCTGGTCAGACTTCGGGCGGCGCGGGCTAC